GGCTGCATCGCCTCTTTGCTCCAGACGCGCGGCAACCGGCTGGCCTGCTGCGGCGCAAAGCTCTGGAGGTCCTGCACCACGCCCTCGTACTGCTCCTGGGACGTGACGCCCTGGAGGGCACTGGCGAAGGCCTCCGCCGTCTTCTCCCGCATGCTGAGCTGCGTCGTGAAGCGCTTGGTCTGCTGGTCCATCACGGCAAAGGCGGCGTCCGGATCCGTGCGCATGAGCTCGCGCAAGCGCGCCTGCGGGTCAGGCTGCGGGGGCGGCTGGCCCGCTGGCCCGAGACCAGCAATGGTGCTCTGGGGTGGCGCGGCCTCCGGGGCAAAGCCGCGCGGCCGCTGGTCTGGTCCCCCCTGCGTGGCGAAGCGGCTCAGGTCCTGCCCACCTGGCACCATCTGCGGGGCGCCTGGCGGCTGCCCGGGCATAACGGCCTGCTGCATCATGGGGGGCGGGCCAGAAGGCGCGGAGCCAAGGGAGCCGAGCACCGAGCCGGCCTCTGGCCCCAGCGCGGCGTCCGGGTGCTGCTGGTAGAACTGGCGCAGGCGGGCTTCGGTCTCCTGCTGGCGCTTCATCTCTGCCAGCCGAAGCAGGCCCGTGCTGGCATCGGTGGTCTCTTTGACGCCCTGCGCATAGGGCCGCATCTCCGGGTCCATCAGGGCAACGAGGCTCGCAATCGTGGACATCGTGCGCTCCTATGCGTTCAGGCTGGCCAGAATGCCCGGCACTTGATTGGTCACCCCACGCAAGGCCCGCATCCACGCCAGCCCCTGCCCTGCCGCCCCCTCGCCTTGCGCCACGCCTAAGCGGGACAGTAACGCGTTGAGTTGTGTCTGCCCGGCCTGCCCCCCCGTGGCGAGCTGCTGCGCCGCCTGCGGGCCGTAGCCGGCGAGGGCCGCCCAGCGATTCCAGTCCGTGGTGTCCTGGGCGTTCCGGCTGTTCCACGCCTGCAGGGAGCGGTCATACGTCTGCTGATTCTCTGACACGTCACGCCCGTAGCGCTCCTGGCTCTGCTGGAGCATGCGGTTATACAGCTCTGTCTCGTATTGCTGGCGCTGCCCCTGGTTCCATTGCTGCGTCTGCAGCCCCTGGGTAAACTGCTGCCCCTGGCCGGCCAACGCCTGCGAGAAGCCCTGCTGACTCGATTGCTGGGCCATGCCCTCGCGGAAGGCGGCTTCCGCCTGGGCCTGCGACCAGCCCTGTTGCTGGGCCACCTGGGCGATGCGCTCGCGCAGCTCGGTTTCGCCCATGGCCTGCGCGTAGCCCTGGCTGGAGGCTTGCTGCGCCCAGCCCTCGCGCATCTGCGCTTGCTGGCTGGCCCGGGAAAAGGCTGCGCCGTACTCCTGGCTGGAGAGCTCCTGCCCCTGGCGCTGGAGCGCCGCCAGCGTCCCGCCACTAAGCAGCCCGCCCCGCGCCGCCGCCGAGGCCTCCAGGGCTTTGCGCCCCTCCTCCAGGCGAAACGCCACGCCGGGATCAGCCGCGAGCAGCTCGGCGCCCTCAAGCGTTGGGACGGCGCCTGGGGTATAGCGATAGTCATCCGCGCTGGGGACCTGGCCTGGCGTGTAGCGGTAGTCAGCCGCCCGGGGTCCCTGCCCTGGCGTCCAGCGGTACCCGTCCGCGTCCGGCGTGGCGGGTCCGGCGTAGTCCTGGGGTTGCCAGCCTGGCGCTGGAGGCGGCGGCGCATAGCCCGCGTGCTGGCCCCAAATGGGCGTATTCGGCGCCTCAAACGCGCCCTGTGGTGCACGGGACGCCAGGCGCTGGAGCATGGGCAGGGCCTCGCGGCCGGCCTGCAACCACGGGGCCTGGTTCTCTTGCTGCTGGAGCCACTGCGCCGTTTGTAGGTCCATGCCCCGATTGAGGGCATCCGCCTGGAGGCGGGCCGCGTCACTGGAGGCATTCGAACCGATGGCGCCGCCGGCAATCGAGCCAGCGCCCGAGAGCAGCGAACCGATCGTGCCGGCATTCTTCCCCAGAAAGGAGCCCACCTGCCCCAGCCCGCCGAGGACGCTGGAGAGCCAGCCGCCCCCACTCTCGCCGCCCGCCCCGCCCGCGTCACTCCAGTTATCGTAGGGCTGCTGCGAATCGCCGTAGTCGTAGGAGTAATCCGGGGTAAAACCCCCAGGCATGGCCCCCGCGTCCCACGACCAGGTGTCATACGGCTGCTCACCGCCGTAGTCCCAACTGTAATCCCACTCAGACATGCGATGCTCCTAAAGGTTGCCGAGCGTGGTGCGGGGCACCATGCGCGGCTGAGCGCGCATGCTCAGCCAGTCGGTAGGCCGCATGGTCCTGGGCACCGGCTGGCCGGCCGCAGGCCCACGGCGCTGCTGCGCCTGCTGTGCCGCCCTGAGCAGTCCCTGCACGCCACCGCCTACCTGCCGCACCGCTGGCACAAGTGCGCTGCTGTCCCCGCCAAGCACGTTCGCAAAGGCGTCTGCGCCGCCGCCAAGCTGTCCCGCCGTGCCCAGCCAGCCCCCGGCCTGGCGCAGCACATCGTTGTCCGCAATGGCTCCCACGCCACCGACCACCCGCCCGGCATTGCTCGCCAGACGCGCCGCATCGCCCAGCGACTGCACGCCTGTGCTGGCGAGATTGGCGAGGCCACCAATACCCCCGGCAATGCCGCCAGCGGCGCCCAGGCCCATGCCGAGACGCGTGAGCCACTCCTGGTCCATCTCCTGCCCCAGCGCCCCGGCGGCCGTCCCTGCGGTCCCTGCCAGCGTGCCGAGCGAGCCCAGCGTGGTGGTGAGCCCGGCCCCGCCAGCCGCCAGTGGCGCAGCCGCCATGCCGCCCGTGGCGCCGAGGGCCAGGACGCCGAGGGCGCCCATGAAATTGTCACCCAAGGGATTGAAGGCATCGCTGGCCTGTGGCACCACCGAGCGATAGGTTTGCTCGGCCAGATGCTTATACGTCGTGTCAAATAATTGACGCTCCTGTGGCGTGGCCGTGCCGCGCTGCATGCGCTGGCGCAGGCCCAGCATCAAGCGCCCAAGGTCAGGTGAGCCCCCTGAAAGGGTCGTCGTCTCTTGCTCGCCCGCATTGTACTCGAGCGTGCGGGGATCGCGCATGGGCACCTGCTGCGCCGCCTGCACCTGCATCTGCTGGAGCTGGCGCTCCCACGGACTGGCGCTCCCCTGCTCCACCAGGTCCTGGCGCTGGAGCATATCAGTCAAATAGCGCGGGGTATAGCCGACGGCCTGCGTCTCGCCTTCAGGCGTGGCGGTAGTGTAATCAAGCAGCGTGTACTGAAAAGGGTTCTGAGCCCAATCCTCGTAAGTCGGCACATGGCCCCTTCACACGCCCAGCGCGTCTTCCAGCACATGCACGCGGGCGTCGAGTGCTGTCACCTGGGCCGCTAACGTCTTCACTGCGCCCACCAGCCATGGGACCAGCTTGGCGTAGTCAATCTGCATGGGCACGATAGTGCCCGCCTCATCGACCGCGTCTGCCTCCCCGGTAATCACCCCGGCAACCAGTGCCGCGACCTCCTGGGCCAGGAAGCCTACCCCCTCACTGTCATCGGCATTCCAGCGGAAACGAACGGGACGCAGCGCCTGGATCAACGCCAGTTCGCCCGTCAGGTCATCTACGTCTTTTTTCAGCCGCGCGTCCGACGTCGTATTGTATGCCGTGCCAGACCCCGTACAGGCAATGGTGCCCACGGTGGTGCCCGCCAGGTTCAGCAACACCACCGCAAACGCCCCGCCCGTATCCGCATCCCCTGGGGCAATCATCAGGCCATGCGTCGAGGCGTGCAGGTACGACACGAGTTGCCGCGCCGGGACGCCCGCCACTTCGGTCGTCCGCCCGAGCAGCATGGGCCCGCCAAAGTAATTCGCCGCGGTGCCGTTCATAAAACAGTTATAGCGATTGGCCCCGGCAATCACCTCGCCAAAGAAGGCGGCAGGATTGTTCGTATCCGGCGTATAGTTCGGCACGTGCACGCCGCCGTCCGCCCGCAGACTTAACCGGGGCGTGACGGCATTGACCAGCAGCGTCTGGAGCACGGCATTGCCGCCCGTAATGGCGACATTACTGGCATCCTGGAGGGCCAGGCTGCCCCAGCCCTGCACACCCGTGAGCGTCTCAAACGTGTAGCCAGCTTTCGCCATGTAGAAATCATAACTGCCTGGTCCGAGATAACACTTGAACGAGCCAAAAGAGGGATGGTTGGTCATGGGATTGGGGATCGGCACACTCAGCGCGGCATCCCCAAAGATGCTGGCGAGCGTCCCCGTGCCCGCCAGGCGCATCGTGCCGCTGACATCGAACAGGAGATTACCGAGATTGTCCTGCATAACGTGATAGAAGAGTCTCGACATGCGGCCCCCTATGCCACCAGGCCAATGCTGGTTTCAGAACTGTTGACGCCCACCGTGGAGGGCGGGATGGTCGTGCCGCCACCGCCGAGGCCAATGTTATCGACCACCCAAAGCTGTACCTCGTCCTGATCCTTTAAAGCCCACAGCATAGGACTCGTGATATGGATGAGCGCTTCTCCGCGATCATCAAGAACGATAGGGTTTTGATGTGGCTGTGTAGCTGCTGCATCGTGATAGCAAGCCATTGGTGTAGACGTACCTGCCTGATATGTATAGAGACGACCACCTATTAAGGGATCACCGTTCGGGTAAAACCCATGAAAGAGCGGATAATTCGTGATCACGCCAACGTTAGCCATGGACGCCTCCTTCCAGTGCTTCAACCCGTGCCGCCAGTTCCTGACAGCAGCCGATGAGCCACGGCACGAGCTTGCTATAATCGAGCTGTAAGGGCATGTCGCTGGCCTCCTCCCCCGTCACGACGTCCGGCAGCACCGCCTGCACCTCTTGCGCGATGAGCCCATGCCCCACGCTCCCATCCAGTTTCCACCGGAAGCGCACCGGGGCAAGCCGCTGGATGGTCGCCAGGGCATCTGGCAAGGGCTCGATGGCCTCCTTGAGGCGTCGGTCGCTGCTCGTATTGTAGGCGACAATCGTGGCATTGGCGGTGATCGAGCCGTTGGGCGTGCCAGCCTGGTTCAGGAACAGCACCGGGCCTGCCCCGCCGGTATCGTTGTCCGTGGGCTGGATGCCAAGGCCCCACATGCTCGCCTTGGTGTAGCGCACCGTCAGCGTGCTATCGCTGCGGGCTGCGCCCCCCACGGCGGCCGGGGACAGCCCCGTGGCGCTGCCGCCCGTGACCGCAATGGCGGTGCTGTTCTGTGTGGCCATGGTGCCCAGGCCCAGCGTGCCGCGTGCCGTGGTGGCGTCGGCGTCATCCAGAAGCGTGCGGGCGTAGGCCGAGAGCGCCGTGAGGGCCGCCACGTCAGTGCCCGTAAAGTACAGCATGGTATTGGCCGTACCCGTCAGCGCCTCGATCGTGGTCAGCGTGGGGCCGAGCGTCGCGGGTGTGCCAGGGTCGCCCTGTGGACCAGGCGGGCCTGTACTGCCCGTGGCCCCTGTCGGGCCTGGGTCGCCTGCGGGGCCGGGAGGACCTTCGGGGCCTGGCTCCCCCTGGGGACCTTCCGGGCCTGGTGGGCCGGGTGGCCCTTCTGTGCCGCCAAGCATGGCCTGGTCTCGCATAGCGAGAAACCACCTCGCCCAGACCCTGGGCGTCAGCCCAAGAGGCGGCTCAGCAATGGCATTTTGAATAGGCGGTCCTGTTAAGGGCTCTGCCATCTCAGCTCACATCCACCCAGGCATCAGTCCAGCACACGGGCACCGGGTCTGAGCAGCGCAGCTCGTAGCACCGCTGGCGGCTCTGCCCGAGCATACGCCATTCGCACACGCGCCCCGTCTCGCCAATCTTCCCAGCGCTACGCCAGAGCTCGCGTGACCAGTAGGAGCCATCGTCATCACTCCAGCGCAAGCGCATCTGCGGATCACTGCCCGGGACCATCCCCCCGTCCAGGCCCACGCCGGCGTCCAGCCTGAGCCGAAACAGGCTATGGCGTATCCGCTGCTGCATGGCTTCCACGCTGGGGATACGCCGCACGCGCAGGATGGCTCGCTCGTCGTCAAAGTAGTGATCCAGGCGCATGTCATACACTCTGCCGTCCTCGAAGTCCCCCACCAGATGGCGCTGAAAACCAAACGTGTTCACCTCGCCGCGCCAGCGCTCAAAACTCCCGTCCTCTGCCAGCCAGGCGCGGTCATGCCACATGCCCGTCTCCCCGTCAAAGCACACGCTGGTCTGTTGGGCTGGCGCGTTGAGCAGATAGAACGGATGGGCGTCCTGGGTGTACGTCATGGCCGTGGCATGCGGCAGATTGGGCCACTGTGTGAAGGCGGATTCGAGGGCGTCCGTCGAGACCTTCTGCGGCTTGTACCCGTTGGCAATCATCACGGCAAAACCGCCTGACGGGTCACTGGCCAGCCAGCCCACCGTATCCTTGAACATGCGGATCGAATGGCCCGAGTAGCAGCCGATGTCGATCACGGCCCCAGGCAGACGCTGGAAGGGTGCCAGAAAATTCCCCGTGGGCACCCACCACTCGACAGACGTGGACCCAAACAGGATCAGCTCGCCGTGCGAGACTTTGAGGCCCACAAGTGGGTCAGGCCGCGCTTCGGCGCTGGCAAAGTCCAGGGCGTCCAGGTTGCCGGGGTCGAGAATCTGGCTCCAGAAAAAGCGCCCTGAGCCCAGCTCGTTAAATACCATGACGCCGTTGAGATAGGCGACGTGACTCGCCGGCTTCCAGTCCGGGTCCGTGATGGCCGTGAAGGTCGACCCCGCTGCCAGGTCCAACACATACCCCTTCTGGCCATCGACCGCCACGACCTGCTGCCCGTCATCAGCAAAATTGACGATGCCCGCCGTAGTGATCAGGTTACCACGTGGCAGACTCGTCTGATTGGGGAACAACTCGTAGAACGTGCGCCCTGCCACGGCAAACACCCGACTGCCCGATGCGGTGTACAGCCCACGCACGGGGCGGTCCGTGAGCGTGGTCCACAGGCGCAAGCCGGGCGTCCCGATGAGCGTGCCGCGTTTCTTGTCCGCACTGGGCTCGATGTAAAGATTCGTGCTCGAAGACAGGTCCAGCGAGCGGGCGCGGGACGTATAGGAGCCGCCAACGAGCTGCACGGGAGTGAGTGGCATCAGCGCGTACCCCTTCTCAGCCGCAGCATCTCTGGCGAGTCTGTAACGCCGTGGGCATCGCAGGAACACGACAACATAGGCATTTGCCATGCCGAATCCGGCACAAAGATCAGGGTACCACGCGCCATCAGTTCCTCCGCCGTGGCCTCGGCCTCATGCGTCAGAACCGCAAGCAGACGCCGCCCCTGGAAGCTATCGCGTACCCACAGCAACATGCCACGGCAGTCCGCACACCGCCAGATCCACGCGCTCTGAACAGGAGAAGTCGCTCTAGCCATCCTCTAGCCCCAGCCCTCTCTAAAGCCCCGCGGCAGCCCGAGCGCCGTCCCACCCGCAGGCCGCCCTGGACGCAGCGACAGGCGCCCGACTTCTGTATTGATGACGAACAACGCCCGCTTGCTCTCCTCGGCTATCCGCATGATCGTCTGCGAGGGTTCCACGCCATACTGCGGCCCTATCTCGCAAGCCAGGTTATAGGTGAGCGGGCGTTGATATCCTGCCGGCCACTCGAGCACGTCATCCCAGCCGCCATACGGGCTGTGGGCCATCCAGGGGAGCAGTTGCAGCGTGTAGGACAGGTCAGCCACAGGCCACACATGAAGCGTCGCCACGGGCTGCGAGGCTTCGAGATACACGATGTTTGGATAACTACTGGTCAGTTGCTTGATCGTTATCCCGGCCTGGTACTGGTACTGGTCAAGTATCTGCAGCTCCCACTCCAGCCCTGGCACGGTATCCTCGACCGTCAGCAGCGCCAGCTCCAGCTTGACGGGCGGCTCGCGGGGAATGTCACATGCGGGCGTCGTGATGCCCCATGTGTACGCGGCACGCCCTGGCA